GCTTGGGGCGACCAGAAGTGGACAACCAAGTCGGGCAAGAAGTCGTCCGAAACGGGGGAACGGTACCTGCCAAAAAGAGCAATACAGGCGCTAAGCCCAGCCGAGTACGCAGCCACAACAAGAGCCAAGCGAGCCGGAAAAGCACAGGGAAAACAGTTCGTGCCCCAGCCCAAAGGAATAAAAGCAAAAGTAAAACCGTACAGAAAGGTTAAATAAAAGATGACCGTAGTTGCCAATGCAACATTTAATCTTGACCTCTCGGAGATGGTCGAAGAAGCGTTTGAGCGCTGTGGCTCAGAGCTTCGTTCTGGTTATGATTTGCGTACAGCCCGTCGTTCTTTGAATCTGTTGTTTGCTGATTGGGCAAACCGAGGCATTAACTTATGGACGATTGAGCAGGGACAGATCCCGCTAGTACAGGGTACAAATACCTATGACTTACCGCTTGATACTGTAGACTTAATTGAGCATGTTATTCGTACAAATCCTGGAGTGCAGAACACTCAGGCAGACCTAACAATCTCACGCATCTCAGTATCTACATACGCAACAATCCCCAACAAGTTGCAGCAAGCTCGCCCTATTCAAGTATGGGTAAATCGTCAGTCTGGTGCTACGTACGCAGGTACAAGCAGCTCTACCCCACCAGCAGGCGTTAATGCCCCTAAGATCGTTATTTGGCCTACCCCAGACCAAGGCACTGCCCTAGACCCCTATTACACGTTTGTTTACTGGCGACTGCGCCGTATTCATGATGCGGGTGATGGCGTTAACACAATGGACATACCATTTCGTTTTTTGCCCTGTTTGATTGCCGGTCTGGCTTATTACTTGGCGTTGAAGATTCCGGGTGCGGACATACGTCTGCCGGTCCTAAAACAGCAGTATGACGAGGCTTGGGAGCTTGCGGCTACAGAAGACAGAGATAAGTCGCCTGACCGCTTTGTGCCACGCCGTATGTACATTACCTAGAGCTAACCATGCCAAACACCTTTGCATCTGGTAAACGGGCTATATCGCAGTGCGACCGCTGTAATTTCAGGTTTCAGTTAAAAGAGCTGCGCATTGAGATTATCAAGACTAAGCCCTATCAGCTATACGTTTGTAAGGCGTGCTGGGATCCTGACCATCCTCAATTGCAGTTGGGTATGTACCCTGTTGAAGATCCGCAAGCATTACGGCATCCAAGACCGGATAATACATACTATCAGGGTGGATATACAGGCTTGCAGTTAAATCAAAATGCAGGTTCAACGCTTACCGGGTTTGGAGACCCTACAGGCGGTAGCAGAGTGTTTCAGTGGGGTTGGGCACCCGTGGGCGGAGCAAGCGGTTTTGATACCCCATTAACGCCAAATTACTTGCTTTCACAAGGGCAAGTGGGTAATGTAACGGTAACGACAACATAGGAGAAAGACATGTTTAAAAAAGGCGCAGATGGTGTAACTAAAAAAGGTAAAACCAAGGGTACAAACCTAGGTGATACAGGCCCAAGCGTTGGCATCCAAAAGGGTGGCAAAGGCGGTGCGGGTGGTAAAACCAACGAGCAAATGCTAAAAATGGGTCGCAATATGGCTAAAATAGCTAACCAAGGAATGATGCGCAAAAGCGCAGGAAGAGGTCGATAATGGCTAAGTACAGCATGAAACGTGATGGTAAAGAGGTAGGTCCAGCGTCTGTGTATGCTGAGCCACATACTATGTCAGGCAAAAAAGTAACTGTTGCTGGTGCTATCAAAGATACATCTGGTGCTCAAGTTATGGATGAGCTCGACATTTCTGTGGGTAAGCTGAGCAAAAACCTTGGTAAAGGCGTAAAGACATCGGGTATTGAGACTCGTGGTAACGGAGCTGCTACTAAAGGGCGTATTGCTAGAGGACCAATGGCTTGAACTACGTTCAGTTATACCAAGCCGTTCAGGATTATGCGGAGTCTACAGAGCAACTCTTTGTAAACAATATACCTACTTTTGTCCGTCAGGCAGAAGAAAGGATATATAACACCGTACAAATACCATCGTTACGCAAAAACGTGACGGGCACGCTTACGGCTAGTAATAAGTATTTGAGCTGTCCCAACGACTACCTGTCTACGTTTTCAATGGCAGTTATTGAAGACTATGGTACAGCTAACGAGAACTACACATACTTACTTAACAAAGATGTTAACTTCATTCGTGAGGCATACCCAAACCCAACATCCACCGGGGTGCCTAAGTACTACGCTTTGTTTGGTTCTCAGTACACGAATACCAACGAACTGTCTTTTATTATAGGACCTACTCCAGATTCCAGCTATAACGTCGAGCTTCATTACTATTACTACCCAACATCCATTGTGCAAGGTGCTATTTCTGCAGGAACTATCACGGCAGGATCTGGATATATAAACAACTTGTACAGTAACGTGCCCATTACAGGCGGTTCTGGAGCGGGTGCAACGGCTAATATTACAGTATCTGGCAACGTAGTTACGAACGTACGCTTTAATAACCTTGGTAACTTTTATGTGGTTGGCGACGTTATTTCAGCTTCTACAGCAAATCTTGGCGGTACAGGTTCTGGCTTTACCTTTACGATTACGGCGGTTGATAACACCCTTGGTACAAGCTGGCTTGGCGATAACTACGACCCCTGCTTGCTATATGGTACGTTGCGTGAGGCTGTTATATTCCAAAAAGGTGAGCAAGATATGGTCACTTATTACGAGAAACAATTTCAAGATGCCATGGCACAGCTTAACCGTCTTGGTACAGGTCTTGAGCGTGGCGATGCTTACCGTGATGGGCAAGCTAAGATTAAGGTTAACCCATAATGCCAATATCACAGGGTTTATGTACCGTTTTCAAAAAGAACTGCTTAAGCGGTTTAGAAAACTTTGCTGCTGGCACACCGTATACATATAAGATTGCGCTTTATACTTCTTTTGCAAACCTAGACTATACAACGTTGGTTTATACGACAACCAATGAAATATCAGGCACAGGCTATACACCAGGGGGTAATACGCTGACTCGAATCGTTCCAGCCACTGATGAGCAGGTAGCTTACATATCGTTTCAAAACACTACTTGGAGCCCAGCGAGCTTTACTGCTAGAGGGGCCTTGATCTACAATAGCACTACAAATGCAGCGGTTGCGGTACTAGATTTTGGATCAGATAAAACGGCTACAAATACGTTTACTGTAACTTTCCCAACGGCGGATGCAGCAAACGCCATTATTAGATTGACTTAAGGAGTATTTATGAGTTCTGAAATAACAAAATTAGGCGATAGCTTCGGAGCCAGTGCTTCCTATGGCGGCGGTTCTGTAGAAGCTGTGGGCTTAGAAGGCGTATATGTAGCTACTTGCTATGACGCTAACGGCGTTGAAAAGTGGTCTGACACCATTGAAAACCTAACTACTAACGTAGGTCGTAAAAACTTAATGGACTCTTACTTTGGCAACACAGGTGGTGGCGCTATTGTTATGGGTTTAGGAGGCGCTAATGGTTCTAGTACGTTTACTCCTGCTTATGGTGATACTCAAGCTAGCCATGCTGGTTGGTTTGAAGTTGGCGGTGCAAATGCCCCAACCTACTCTGGCACACGCAAAACTCCATCTTTCTCAGCGGCTACAACTGCAAACCCGTCTGTTCTAGCTACTTCAGCTGCGGTGGTGTTTAGCATGACTAGTTCTGGCACGGTTTACGGTGCGTTCATTAACGTAGGTGGTTCTACAGCGATTGATAACACCACAGGCACTTTATTTAGTATCGGTGCATTTACGGCTGGGTCTAAAACGGTTACTTCTGGCGATACCATCAACGTCACGTATACACTCAGCGCTGCTGGCTAAGGGGGTTAAATGCCTCTCCAGTTAAAAGACAGAGTACTAGAAACTGCCAGTGCACCTGGCACGGGGACAGTCACTCTTCTTGGTGCTTCGCTTGGGTATCAGTCGTTTAATACTGCTTTAACTAGCGGAAATACGACTTACTACGCTATTGCTGATCTAGGCGGCGCTAACTGGGAAGTTGGTATTGGTACGTTTACTTCGCCAAACCAATTAGCTCGTAATACTATTTTAGAGTCTAGCGGTGGTGGTTCTATCGTTAACTTTAGTTCTGGCACACAGAACGTATTTATTACATATCCTGCCGAGAAGTCGGTAAACCTTGATGCGTCTGATAACGTGTCCCCGCTTGGGACTATTGCTTCAGGAACTTGGAATGCTACTGCGATTACTACGACTTATGGTGGTACTGGGCTTACTTCCTATACTGCTGGTGATTTACCCTATTACACTTCTGGTACTGCGTTGTCTAAACTGGGTATTGGCACCAATGGGTTTATCCTTACATCAAACGGTACAGCTCCGACATGGGCAGCAAAC